TTAGTCATCTGCTGTACTAAGTTCGCTGCAGCTCCATTATCAAACTTTCGAAAAATAACTCGCTATCACCAGCTACTGTTTTATATATAAAGAGCATTTAGGATCTGCTAAGCCTGGATCTGCTATAACACTATTTAATGTAACTTGCTGGTGTTCTCCCTGATCAGCTCCTGCATTCAATGCAATATGATCTGTAGAGAAGTAGGTGTTCGTTAAATTGAAATTTGTAAGCATCTGTCCTTGTGATACTGATGGGTCATCGGCAGCTGCTGGAATTGCTACGTTAAATGTCATTTACTCCTCCTATAAAGCTGGAGTTCCACTAGTACTAGTTGATGAATAGCATAAGCCTGCATCATAAATAGTAGAAGCTCTCTGGGTTGATAATTGGTTTAATGTTCTTCTCTCAACCAGCCTCATTTATTCGTCAAAAATAGGCTGCAACTTAGTTAAACTTTCAATATCTAAGTTATCTATAAATATCTTCCTAGCTGCCCCTAAAGCTATCAAATTCCACCAATCTCTAACTATTGGTTGGTCTCCAGGAGTTAACTCATCTGGAACGTTGTTAACTGTACAAGCAACTTCATATGCAATATCAGGAACAGGATAAAATAATAAAACTCCATTGTAAAATAGGACTGCCTGAGGACGACCCGAAACATATGTCATTGACTGAACCCATATAGGCTCTCCGACAGCTATAGCTCCAGCATCCCACGTTAGACCTGCTACAGCACCTGTTTGATAATTAATTGTACCACCTGCAAGAACATCGCCATTTAGAACACCTGCATTAGTAGCGCTTGTGTGTAAAGAAGCTCCAGCGTTATTCACCGCTGAGATGAAAATTCCTTGCTCTAAGATAGGGGTATTAGTAACAGTACCAGTATAAGGACCTGCAATTCCTGTTCCAGTTGCTAACTGTTGAGTAACTGTTCTTGTCGGGAAAAAGTTAAAGAATGAATGTGTATCTTGATAAAACGGAATCTCATAACCTCCAACATAAAATGTAGGCGATATATTCGTATATTGATTCCAGTCAAATACATAAATAGCTGTATCAGGAATCAGCGCATCGTCAGGACCAAAAATAGGTGTCAATATCGTCTGTAAATTCCAAGTCTTTAAATGAGCAGGAAAATCATACTGATAGAAATCATTTATATAATTATCCAAATCAGCATCTGATAGCTGATTAGTCCGATTGGCCTACCAGTTATTAATCTAACTTTATTTCTTATCTGTTCTAAAGTTCCAGTTACAGCCATTTTATCCTCCTTAAGTAGCTACATTATCTATACTTTCACTAACAGGACAGCAATGTGCTACTGTTCCCGTCCCAGGTACCACAAATGCATCCATCCTCTGAGTATCTAAATCACAGGTAAATGTAGTCGCACCTGTCACTGTAATCTTAGTTTCTACATAATCTAAATGCATACCATATGTTAAAGGAACAATTAAGCAAAACTGTTTCATCAGAACTATAACCATGGGCTGCTAGAGTAGTTACAGCAGCATTAGTCGCATTTGTAATAGCCGTTATTGTATGCCTCTCTGGCTCAAAATCTGGATCTGCCATTACATAAACTCTTTTGATAGGAATTGATATCTCTGACGATACGAGCCAGCTCCAACCATTTTTTTACCATCTTTATCAACTAAATGTGCATGTTGCTTAACTTTTTGTCATGTTATTTATATGCTTAGCAACTCCCATCGGAACAGTATATTCTTTACCATCTTCAAAATGATAACTCCTGTAAGGATCTTCTTTGTATTTTCGTATATGTAAATTGTAAATCGCCTACCTGGAACTTTCTATGTTTTTAAATATACCTACTACCATTTGATTATCTTCATCTCGAGCCTTTTCTCTCAACTCTTCTGCCTTCTTCAATTCTTCTTTGCTTCGCTTTAATCTACTACCTGTAGTGAATTCCTTCACAAAAGCCATAACCTCTCCTTTAGTTTAAAGGAAGGGGACATTGAAAAGCCCCCTTTCCTAATCTATTTATTACACTGTGTAATCACGGCTAAATGCCATCCAATCCATTACGTTAGTGTTAGCTCCAACTACGCCTGTATCAAGATACATGCCATAGTAAGCTGTATTATCCATAGAAGAAGTAAGTTTAGTAGCTACTTCTCCAGTGTTTGTAACGTGAGGGAAGGAACATCCTGCGGCAGCTATTGCTGACGTTGGATAAGCAAATGCTGTGAATGCAGCACTGTTAATGTCGGTTGTGATCGTATTTGCTGTTACAGCTGTGATAAGACCTGTAACACCATCAATTTCTGGCATTCCAAAATTAGCATCTGGATTATGCACTGTAATATAATCACCAACTACATAGTCATGAGCGACAGTAACACTTATAACGGCTGCAGCTGCGGCTGTAATATTTGTTATCCATCTTCTATATGGTGAATAATATTTTGCTGGAATAACTCTATAGTCTGCATTTGTAGCAGCTGCCGCATATCCGGCTCCAACTGCATAACCTAGTGTATAATCAACACCAGCAGTTACAGCTGTCACTGTAAAGTCAAGACCTGCTATTTGTAACATCCCAGTTGTATTAAACATTCGAACAATGTCTCCTACAGCAGGATTATTTGCATCAGACACAACGATAGGTGTTGCAGCTGTTGCAGCTGTTCCTGTAGCTACTAACGCACCAGGTGTTTGGTCACTAAGATTTACAAAAGTAAACCCAGCACCACCTGCAGCAATAGCTCCAGCGCTTAAATCATCCGCAGCGTCAACCATAAGTTGCGCTTGTCCATCAGCAAAACCGCTAAACCACTCAGCCTGGACAGTTACAGAACCTGTAGCTCCCCATTGAGTGCGGTTTCTTATAATAAAATAATGCGGTTCTTTTGGTAACTCAATCGTTGTCGCAGCACCTGTTGAGGTGAAGTGACCTTGAGCAATCAATGATAATGGTGTACTCATAATCCTCCTCCTTAAGCTAGTGTTGCTCTTAAATTAATTACCCAAGCATCATTGGTTATTCGTGTTGCATAAGCAAAACGATATCCTGCAGTCTGACGTAGCTCACATGGATCATCGCCCCAACCTGGAGGATGATAAATGAACTGTGCAGATGCACCATCTAGCTCAATATTACAGTAGGCTTCTTGACCTGTGATGAACATATTATATACATCTGCTCCAAGAAGTGACGCTGCTGCTGTTAATGACCCACGAGAAGATAAAAAGAACCTAACGTTGCCAATAGAGCCCCATTCTGAAGACAATGTGCCTGCATCATTAGGATACTGTGCTTTGTTAATAAAGCCTGCAACGTTTTCTAATTGGCCAATCATGTTGCTATCTGCCATTGCAAAATAAGCATCACGTACTGGACCTGTTCCAAATTTATTCTCGCCACCGATCATTTCACTGATAAATTCAGCATCATTGTTTTGTAGTGTAGCTACAACGCCATCAACATCAGCTCTTACAACTTCTGTTGGATTGTCGCCGTTAACTCCTGCTACGCAGTTTACAATAGATGCTGTTGCCTCAAGCATGTCTCTGATCAATTGATCTTCAGTTTCCCGAAGAGATTGTCCAAGACGAGCTGCAGCTTCATTTAAAACCAAACTGTTACTTTTATGACCTATAAATTCTAGGCGGGAAAAGTTCTTCGACTTCTCCTCTCCAGGTTTCCTCTGGAGTTCAGACTTTCGCATCCCAAATAGGGTTGTCTCGCTAAGTCGTTCAGGCTGTATATTAACGTTTTCTTCGTTTATTATTGTACTGTAATAAAAGAAAGGATCTTTTTTATGGCTAGAAAAACTATTTTCAAAACAGGTCAACTTCCTACTGAAATCGCTTATTTGGCCGGAATTATTGATGGAGAAGGATGCTTCTACATTGGTCAAATAAAACAAGGAAAATACGGTACACGACAACAATGGCATGTACTTGTAAAAATTACTTCTTGCGATGTTGTTCTTATCGATTGGCTTAGAGAACATTTTACTGGATGTTCTGAAAATACATATCGATGGACATCTAAAAAAGCATTTTATCGAGGTGTTTATAGTTGGTCGCTCGGTGGAGAAGCTTTGGATTATTTTCTCCCACTTTTGCAACCATTTCTTACAATAAAAAAAGAACATTCCAAAGTCATGATTAAAATCAGAAAAACTTTTAAAAATAGAGGAAGTAAACGTCTTTCTGAAGAAACATTGAATATTAGAAAAAAGCTCATGATAAAAATGAGAAATCTTAATTCTAGATTTCATAATCATGCTTTTAAACAACATTAATAACTTGCCCCCTGTCACCATATTATGCAGCCTCCTGCTTAATGTAGGTTTCCAAGTCAATCAGAGACAATTTATAGACCCCATTTAGTCGTTGAGGGTCTTGATTAATTAACGTAACTTGCTTGGTAACTACGGCATAAGTCGCATACCAATCAATTGTTGCGTCAATATCAACTGCTGTAAGAAGCTGAGATGGAGGATTCATCATAGCTGGGTTTACCGGTACAGGCGCTGTTTCCAATCTAGTATATCTTCTCATACGAAGAATATCGCCAGATCTTTCAGGCATAAAGTACGGAACCGCTGCTAATCTGTGAATCAACCTTGCTTGAGGTGTAGAAAGTAGTTTTGCACTAAAGCGCTGTTGTACTGGCGCCGGCAAAATGGTACTTGTTGTACTCATGTTATCTATTCCTCAGTTAACGAACCTTTCTAGCCGATTGCATCATCTCTTTATAAAGATCATCCTTAGAAGCTTCAGACCAACTATTTGCGTCAGACAGAGGACCTTGTCGTCCTACTGAATTAGCGGATGCAGGTTTTGATAAATTTTCTTTCATCTTTGAATCACCTTTGCTTCCACTAACTTCTTTCTGACTTATGACAAAACTTCTTTAATATCTTGTATGTCGCTTCCCATGGATTTGGCGCTTTCGCACATGCAGAGGCTAATCCAGGTTCTTCTGTTTCTAATTTTTTTATATTGTCTTCTGTCATTACTTTATCAAAATCAGTGAACTGAGATCTCGCTTTGTCTGGAAGAGTTGCCTTTTTCCTGCTTTTCTATGACTTCTTTAACGATTTTCTTAGCTTGCCTTTCAGAAAGTTTATAGGCTTGTTCAACCGTCACTATATCATCAGGCGCTAACCTCGCAAGTTCGTCGTCCTCTTCTGGAGGAGCAGGCGCATTCTTCTTTTCAAAAGCTTCTCTTAGCTCTTTGACTTCTCTCTCAAGCTTTTCGTTCTTCTTATCGGCAATTTCTGCCTTTTCTCTCAAACGAGCAAAATTATATTCTTTTGAGCCTTCTTCTGGCTCCTTGCGCTCGTTAGTTTCCTGAGCTTGAGACTGGCTATTATCCTCAGATGCAGCCTCAGGAGTGGCGGTTTCCTGATCTTTTACGCCGTTTGCTTCTTCTTCAGACATTTAGCCTCCTTTTAGGTTTGCGACTCCCTTTACGCTGAAGTTGTACGATAAAATCGTACTTGTGTCATAACGCTGACAAGCGAATTTTAATTGATACTAATAAATTGTTTATTAGATGGAAATCTTTATTTCAATGAGTAAAAAGCGCAAGCAAACTACGAGAGAAAAGATGGATAGGATTTTTATGATGAGATTACTTGCGCTGACTCATCCTTGAGATTGATTTTCTCTTGTTTAATATATTCATTTATCCATCTAATAAGATCTTTAGAATATTTCTCTGGTGATTTCAGAAAATTTTTCATTTCAATTCTATGCGGTATAGACCAAAGTAAAGTAAGCTTTTCCTTTAGATAATCGTATTCCCAAAAATCAGTAGATTCTTTAAGCAATCTTAACTTGATGTCTGTGACACCTATCGTCATTTTTAATTTATTAGTATCGCGAGGATCTTTTCTAAGCTGACATATGAAATACAATTTATCTATACCATACTTCCTATGGTCTTCTACTGCTATTTCCAAATCTTCAAGGCAATATTTACCAATTACATTAGCTAAATCGCCAGCTTCAACTACTTCATCGTTTGATATTTTTATATTTCTTGTTCTTTCTTTTACTTCAGGCATAAAAAATCCCTACACTAATTTTTGATTAACATAGGGACAAAAGAATAAAATGAAAAGTCTATTTGTATCTTGATTTATAAGAAGGCTGATATTGATCTTCTACAATATCTTTCTTAGGAGATACTAATCCTTTATACCTAGTTTTATAATTACCAGGTGTCTTTTGAACAATAGCTTCCTTAGAAGCCAATCCTTTAGCTTTCTTCATTTCCTCTCGGCGTCTCATATGCACCTCTCGGTTGTTTTTTGTTGTTTCAACTGCATCTTTTATCTAATAAATAAAAGATAACTTAATCTTATGAAAGAAGGACTAAATTGTAAATATAGACTATTTATAAAATTTCCATTTTGGAGCGTTCTTAATTTGTAATATTTCTTGAGGAGATAACCCTTTATTAAGTTGGGTTGCTATAAAAAATCTATTAATATTATTGTCTCTTCCAAACTGACTAATGCAAAATTTCTTAGAATTTACAATTCTTTGTTTACGAGTATTAGAAACTTGAACTGCTCTTGTAGACCATCTTACGTTATTAGGAACATACCCTTTATCATTGTCTATTCGATCAACTGAATGATCTTTAGAAGGGCGAAAACCTAAATAATTAATAAATAATTCAAATGAGTCAAACCATTCATCGTAAATATCAATTCCTCTTCCACCGTAATCTTTATAACTTGAAGTATTCTTATTTCTGCACCTGTTCTTTATTGAATTCCATATGTGATATTCAGGTATTTTCTTTTTTCTACAAAAACCATGAGTAGTCGCTCTTTCCCCTACTAATAAACCATTACATTTAGAGCATTTAGTTGAACTTCCGTTCAATAAAGATTGAGAACTAACGTCTTTTTCATTTCCACATTTACATCTACACAACCAATATGTTCTACCATATCTATCAGAGGCTCTTTTTATTACCTGCCAATGTCCAAATTCCCTATCAGTTAAGTTATTTAATACTTTCTTTCTGTTCTTTTTCAAATCTGTCATCTTCCTTAGAATTTGGACTTAAATCAGTTTTCATTCCAGAAAGATTATATATCATGTCTTCGGCTGAATTTTCAAGAATATTATCTTCAATATATATTTCATCCATTGTCTTTATTGCTGTGTCTACTACGATATTCTTGTGACCTTTGATAACTCCGCAGCCAACACATAACACACTAATAAATAGTAACACTAACTTTTCCATAATTTCTCCAAATCCTTTAACACACACTTAATAGAGAGAATCTCCTTGTATGTTCCTATCTCCATAATAACCCTAACCCTTCTATTACTGTCCTCTATCTTTTTGCTCAAATTTAGAGCCGATTGCATTCTACAAAGACCAGATAACTTAAATATCCTGTTTATCGTAGCTATTGTAGTTGGAGATATATCTACAACTTCTCTACAGTTAAAAAGCTCAACTTTTACATGCTCATATGCTTTATCAATGTAATAGTCTGGATGCACAGCTCTAGGAGAAGGAAACTTCCAGACTGGCAAATCTAAATTCTTTGATGACATTTTCTAGCCTTTCTTTCTTTTCTTAGCGAAGCCCTTTAAAACCATTGCTAAGCGAGCTCTTTTACCAAGTTTACCGCCTTTTTTGACTGCTTTCTTAAGCTTCTTCATAGGTATGTTCTTCTTTTCAGGAACATCCATCTGTTTCGACAGGGCTCCTTTTTTTAGGCCTATCTTTTGTATCCACTTTTTTACCATCTTTAACATCCTCATCCTCTATTTTTTTGATATAACATTCATTACAAAAAAAACTATAGCGACGCTTAGATGTTACCCAAACGCCATAATCACTAGGTTCGTTGCATACTGAGCAAATATCTTTATTGCTCAGTTCTTCTGATTCTTCAGACATAAACAATACCTCTATGCTTAAGATGCAGGTAATGTAGGCTCTTCAATTGCTTCAGCTTTTTCCTCTTCGCCTGATCTTAATTGCTCAACAATTTCGATTAACTGTTTAAGCTGTGTAAGATCAATACCTACAAGTTCTTTAGCCGCTTTTATTTTGTCGAGTGATGCAGCTTCTAGATCTTTTATAGCTTCAGCTCTTCTTTCTACAGCTAAAGCTTGATTCTCGGCAACCCTTGATGTTCTTTCTATTGCTAACCCTTTATCTGCAGCTGCCCTTGAATTTGCTAAGTTAGATCTAGCTTGCAGCTCTTGCATTTGAAGCTGTGCTTGCATTTGCTGGATTTGTGTTGCTGCTGTCTTGAGCTACTATTTGCTCTATTACATTAGTCTTGTTCTGAAGTGTAGACATCTGAAGTAAAAACTACTGATGGTATTGGTATTCCAATTTCACGAAGATATATTGCCTGTTGAAATGCTTGCATTCTTTGAGTTGGTGTATCTGTTCCTTCAACGACAGTGCAATCAAACTTCTGGAACGATCTGTTATAGAACTGTTGAGATGGTTGTTCTTCTATGATTCTAGCAACTTTAGCTGGCGTAAAGTTAGCTTGCATCATATCTATTTCGATTCGACCTAGATTCTTTAAGCTCTCGTCTAAATGATCGAATAAGATCTGAAGTGTAGTGAGCCCAGCACCTTGTCTTAGCATTGATAAAATGCCTGCTTTATCATCTTCAGCACTGCCTAGCAGTTCCTCATTTACTCCTGATATGTCCATCATTGACTGATTCATCTGATCAATAACACTTATAAATGCAGGAGAAACATCTGCAGGAGGAATTTTCTGCACAGATTCCATTCCCATAGGAGCATCTTTTTTAATGAATAGAGCTTGTCCCTGACCTGTTTTGAATGCATCTTTATCATCTACTAAAGAAGATTCCATAACCTTCAATCCAGAGTTGACTTGAGACTCTAGAACATCTAACAAGATCTGTTGTCGTCTATTCAATATAAACTGAGAATCTCTCAATGAACGAACGACACCCTGAATGCGCCATTCGTAATATGGAAGTTCAGGTTGATAGTAAGCGGTAACAGGGATAAATGGGTATCTGTCTATCTTGTAAGGGTTCTGACCATTATAATAAATCCTATTATTCACTGCGATAGCTAGCTTGCAAGTCTGTTTTTGTATCTTTTGTTTCTTAAGCTGAGGATATCTCATCAAGAATAGCTTTAAGTTTTCTTCAGGACCATTCCATTCAATAGACTCTTCATTTACTGGGTCTAATAAAATTATTGCGTCTCTGTAATCCAAATACCAGAATTCATCATAAGGAAGGAGGTCTCTGTGAGATAGATTGTAGTTCTCAGGAAGAAAGTTAAAGTATCCGTCTTTATTACCTGCTGCTGACATTTGCATAATTTCATCTTTTCTATCAGGCATCAAAGAGGCTCATTTGCTTTTTAGACAAAAACTTACGTGTCCAAATGTAATTACAATCTGCGAGTGATTGTTTCTTGAAATATGGATCAATCAGGTATCCATTGTAACTCATGTTATCTAATCTAAGATCACCAGAAAATGGATCTGTTCTATAATCCATCCAACAAGATAGGAGGTTCATCCCTGTTACTAAAGAACCCAAGAAAGCATCTGAAACTATATTGAACGCATCCATTTGATTGTTAGCCCACATTAGAAGCTTTGAGAATTGATCAGATGTTTGCTGATCTGAGTTCTCTATTGGCATAACATTCAATGTTTTTCTATTCTTACGCTGATAGCCGGATATCATATTTACTATGCGTTTAATCTTATTGAAGTTGAAATTTGCTTGCGTCTGTTTTAAATGGGGATTGATGAATATACTTCCGACCATAGGGACTGATCTCCTGCATAAAATCTTTCATCAATAGATTGCTGAATCCATCTTTCCTGCGTTATCGAAGCAGTATCATTATAAATCTCTTTCATACGAGACTTTATATGATTATCATCATCTGTATAAAATTCCTCGAATCCTCTAAACCCATAAGTTGACGAAGCCATTTATTACCCCTTGATTAATTAGCTACAAGATAGTACCTAAAATTTTATTTGCCAATTAATATAAAACATATCCTGCTTGGCGCTTAAGTTCTTGTAAATTTTCCTTAGACATTGTGCCTTTTGATAAATGATCTAAAGACTGAACTAGATACCTTAAACTATCTGCTGCATGAGAGGACCAATCATGTTTAGGAACATTTTTATAAACATGAGTTCTCTGATCAAAGTCAGCATGATATTGCAATAGACAGCGTAAGAAATATTCGCATTTTATTTTATCAACAAACATCCTAGGAAAGGATCCTCTAACTTTTTCTATACCTTCAAGTATTGATTTTTGCTGAGGAAGAACATTAAAAGTGACACCTTGATCTCTTGCTATTTGGATAAATGTATTACCTGCTCTATCGTGAGATTTAGCATCAAATGGCACGAAGTGCTGACCATATGCATATTCTTTTGATCTAAGTACATCTAAATAATGAGCTAGTTGATAGCCGTGATTTTCATAGAAGTCTATCAATAAGATTTCATTTCCTCTTTTTTGAAAGAAGATTATCGACATTGCATCGGAAAAACCCAAATCCCAGCTGGTATAGACTAATAGATTTTTATCATAAGGCACGTGTCCGATTCGTCCTTCTTCTTGCATTGTACGAACGCTTTTTCCGTAATACGATCCTTGAACACCAATATCGAACGAGCAGTAATATTCTTGTTGTATAAATTCTTCAGATACGCCCTGTTCTTTCTTTGATTCTAACTCGGATTTGTCGATTAATTTTGTATCTTCTATTGTGAGTTTTTTTACATACCATTCAGGGTTTTCATTAGCATGATTATAAAGATCGAAGAAGTGATTTTTTCCATTTGGAGTGGAGTTAAAAACAGCCCATCCTTTGTTCTTTGTGAGAATAGGATCTAGAATTAAAGTCCAGACAAGTGGGTTTTGGTAAGCATATTCAGATAGCACGACACCTCTTGGATTAGTACCTCTCATAGCGTCGAAATTATCAGAACC